CTGGTCGCACTGCCCCTAAAATTGCTGTTGTACCAGTTGGTGGTCAACCAAATCCCCCTGTTGCTAAGCCAGGTGGTCAACCGCTATCCACCACATTTAAGATTGCTGTAAGTGGTGTTGTAAATAGTGCTACTCCCGCCAACGATAACCCTTATTCTATTGGTGATAGAATTACTATTCACACAGCTACTGGTAATAATACTGGTATAGTTGTTGGTTTTAGTAATGCTGCTTCCCTTAATGGTACCACTGAGGGCGCTGCGGGCGCTAACACTCAACTTGTTCTTGATGTCTGTTTTGATAGTGCGGTTGGTGTTGCTCTCCCTCACGCTTATGCTATCGGTGATCCAGTAACCGTAGACCCCCAGGATAGAATGAATGGTGTTACACCCAGTGGTAATGAAGTCCTTAGTGCTTATGTCGCAGCACAGGCAGCACTTAAAGTTGGATACACTCTACGCAACTTCCAGTTTGTCTTAGGTCAGGTTTCACCACCAGCAGGATATGTAGATGCTATGACTAAACAGATCCAAAGTGATAAAGGTTTAGCAATGGACTTTAAAACATTTAGTCTTTATAAATTTAATCTCACAAGTATTAATGGTCTTTCAACACAACTTATTCCTACTAATGCTGAACGCGCCTACTCTTGTTTATCTGTGCCTCTTCCTCAATCTGTCTATACGGCGATTGAAGCAGATAGTCTTGGAGGAGTTGTTGACGGAGCACAAACATATCAGTACGTCCTGGGTGGAAATCTCATTCCCGACAGACCGATCAACCTTGGGCGGTACAATGAAACTCCTTTCAGAACCGAAGCACTCCACGTCTTAGAGGCAGAAAAAGCACTTGTAAATTGTGGTTATGCCGTTCGTAATTTACAGGATATCGGTAATCGCTTCCTCATTGCTCGTGGATTTAGTAGATATAATCAGGTTGCTGATCTAAGGGATCGCGCCTTATCCCTACGTGTTCTCTACCAGAATGCGACAGAGCAGAAACTATACAATCATTATATCTGCCATCTCCGTCGTATGACAGTTAGACAGGGACAGGTTAGGGCATTTTAAGTGAAAAATATTATCTCAATATAATTTAAATGAATATAGCGAACAAAGAGAGAGCACAGATATTTCCTATCAATCAACCTGCTAATAATTCTTATTCTTTCAAGAATGGTTTTCCAATTTGTACTTTCCAAATAGCAGCACAAGATAAATTACTTGATACTAATTCTCTACGTCTTAATGGTGTCCTTCGTATCCAGACTGCTGCGGGAACGCTCCCCACTAACACCAAAACCGCTTTACCAAATGATGCGACTTCTGGTGTAGCTATGAATGAGCGCATTGGTGTCGCTGCGGCACTTAATCAAATTACTCTTTCTTCCCCTGAAAGTAATAGAACTCTTGAAGTTATTAGAAATTATGGACGTTTCTTAGCAAGTACTATGCCCGTTATGCATAGTCAAGATGATTATGATACTAATTTACAGGTTGGTAATCCCGTTTCTTCCAGTAAATCATTCAATGGTGCTCGCGCCGCTGTTAATGAACTTGAATTTAGCATTCCACTTCGTACTGGTCTACTTTCATCTGGTCAACGTTTACCTATGGGACAAAACGGACTTCGTGGTCTTACTATTGAGTTACAACTATCACCTGATTCCAATGCTCTTAGTGGCTATAAAATATATGATGTTGCTAATTCTACTCAAATTTTATCTACCACTATCCAACAGGGTGCGAGTTATGAACTTAAAAATTTATCACTTACCTATGACTTACTTGTCCCCGATGATGAGGGTATGGCGCGCCTCTCTGTACCAGCTACTGGACAACTAAATTACAATTCTGTTTCACAAATTTATGGCGTCCTCAATTCCAGCGATCAGACACAATCATATAATTTAGGAACTTCCAGAACTCTAACAGTCCACCATAATTTTATTCCTACTTCACATATTAATAATTATGCGCACGATGGATTTAGTACAGGTAAATTACAGCGAGCAAATGGTACTACTGCTAATATTAAACGGGTTAGTTTCTTACGTGGCGGTCAAAAATTCCCCTTAGATTATGATCTCTTTGTAGAGCAACAGGGAACTGAGAATAGACCACAGGCGGCACTTGAAAGTAAATTCCTTGATAGTATTAAACCCTATCAATCTATTACTCACACCTTAGCATCTACTTATACTAATAATCAGTTTAGCGACCAGGTCACCTTTGATGCTGAACTACGTGATAGCGGCGAACCTAATGGTCCACCAGAAGACACTGATACCTTAACTGACCCTCAACCTATATTCGGTCTTGGTGTCCGCATAGATCCTTTATCTAATGTTGGCGTAGATTACAGACAGGTCCCCTATGCTGTTAGAATTGTTAGTGAGTTAGATAATTCATTCCCTAATTCTATATACACCTATGTTCTCGCACAAAATACTCTTATGTATTCTCCCCAAGGAATAATGGTACAAAATTAGAAAAATATTATCTCAATATAATTTAAATGAGTATACCAGAAGCATTAGCAGTAAAACCAATGGCGAGTGTAGACACTATGGATATTGATACCAATGTATTAAATCCCGTAGTTCGTACAGACACTTTTATGAGATTTGTTTTGATGAAAAAAGGTATTCTTGATCCAGGTAGTTGTTTAGCATTATCTTTTGATGCTGGCGCCACAACTGGTGTCCTCCCCATCTCCACAGGTATTCACGCGCTTATTAAACAGGCGGTCCTCCGCATCGGTAGTAAAGTTGTCGCAGTTACCGATTCATACCCTGAATATGCTACAATCCGTCGCCAGTTCCAGACACAAGAAGAGCGATCACAAAAAGATATGGTGCGCGCTGGTTCTATGGATAGTATTTGTCCTGAGCGTGATGAAACTGCGGGTGCGGGCGGTGGTCTATATTCTCTTAGAAATGTTCGCCTTACTGACGTCGCCAATGGCGTCTTAGAACCTTTAAAACAATTTGAAACTACTACCTCTGGTGCTACTAATAATCAATATTACATTAAATTATCACAACTTTTCCCTGCTATGAGAAATGTTAGTCTTCCTCTTTATCTTATTAATGAACCTTGCTCTATTGAGATTACCTTTAATAAACAGGCGACTGGTAATAATGGTCTTGTTTGTTGTTTTAATAGTGTAGCACAGGGTGCGGCTACTGATACAGCACAGGTCAATGTTAATGATGTTGTATTTTTAGCAGATTATCTAACATACACTGATGAACGTATGAACCGCCTTGCTGCGATGGTTATGAGTGAGAGTGGTTTAGTTATTCCTTATCTTGATGTTATTACAACTAATACTAATATTCCAGGTGTTACTGCTCCTGCTGCGGGTGCCGTTAGTAGTCAACAGGTCATTCATGATTTAGGTTTATCTGGAATGAAGGTCCAAAGTATTTTAGCACATTATCATGATAAAGAAGCAACTGAGAACACAGATAATCCTATTGGTCAGTATGGTAGTAAAGCATACACTCAACCTATTAGATATAATATTCGCGTTAATGATAGGCAGGTTTACCCAATTGATTTAGAGAGTGAAACACAGAAGGCGAACCAGTTATCACAGGTATTTGGTACAGATATTTGCGTTGGTTCAGGTCAGTATTCATTTAATCAGTTAGTCAATAAAGCCACAGAAGTCCGCGCTACTAAAAATAATAAATATTTTAATGATGCTGGATTATTTGCTACTGCTCTGGGTGCTGCTGATCTTAAATTAAATAAGATGGAAGGCAACGCTCACTATATGGGTTGTGATTTCACCATTGATGGCGGTGTAGGTCAAGGTGTTGTTGTCGGTCAAACCCCTATTCGCGTCATTAATAATGTTACTCACCAGTCCACTGATCACGATGGTCGCGATGTTACTTACTTCTCTATTGTTGAACGCCAAATGGCGATTAAGGGTGGCGTTGTAACAGTAAGCGCTTAATTAAACTATTTATTAATACATTAATAAAATGATTTAAAAAATTGAACCTATCTATATATAATTATGGGTAAAGGCAGAGTTCCAGGTACCAAAAACAAATTTTTTTACAAATATCAGTTAATTCATAATAATGGAGATGTTAAATTATATAATTCACAAAATCAAATCGGCGAAGAATACCCTGAAATAAGCAGAACTAAACTAAATAAAATTGTTAATCATCCTATATTAGTGAGCGATGCTCCTTTTCAAGTGATTAAAATTAAAGATCCGTTACCTGTTTTTGAGAGATATTACGACACCGATGAAGAGAAAATTAAATATAGATATATAATATATGACTTTAACAAATAAACAAAAATATAATAAAAAATATGGATTTCCTGCTGGCGAATCACATAGTTTAAATGATATTGCTAAAAAAACGAAAATTAAAAAATCAGTATTACAAAAAGTATATAATAGAGGCGTAGGTGCTTGGAAAAATAATCCTGGGTCAGTTAGGTTAAAATCAGGTA